GACCAAACTTCTGGATCATCCTCAACGGTATAACAAAAATCAAATGCCCATTTATCAATTTGCTCCTGTTCAATCCACACCCAACATTTCTCCTTTCGCAAAGGTAATAAAAACGAACAATTCACAGAATCTATTAATTAATATATAGAGAAAAAGTGTTCAACTAGGAAGGTAAATTAATTTGGAAGGTTTATCCATTCACAGCCTTATTTATTCGACTAGCAATACTCTCCCACCAGTCCACCCACTCCTTATGCTTCGGTCCTTTGTATATAAAGGGTGCAGCACAAATAATACCCATTCTCCGACGTTCTTGCATACTAAGAACCATAACTTTTGTATCTTTGATTTTTCTCAACTTTTTTACTATTTTAACTGCTCGATGATAAATAGATCTATCCAAGAAAAAAGCAACATATGTTGGCCACTCGAGATGCTCGTCAGTTGCAGAATGACCAATACAAAGAGCAAAAATTTCCACATTAACTATATTATTCAACTCATCCAACCACTTGTTTTTTAACTCTTTGTCAACTTCAAAACCTCTATATTTTTTTGTCTTAACATCGTGCCTAACACCTACACTCGGATCCCCAGGATAAGGTTTTCCATTGATCATTTCCCATGCCCATGCAGTCATGGTTTTAGTTGGTCCGCCACCAATCTTATGGAAACGCTTACTTGGAGAAATCATTAGTTATCCCACCTAAGGATTCAACGTGACAGGGTTCCACGTATCAATAGGTTGAGTTGCTTTAACAGATGTTACTGCCATAGCACCAGGTCTGTTCAAATAAAATATAGTATTACCAGAAGCATCCTCTCCAATCCCAATTATGAATTCCATGAATATACGAACTTCAGATCCAGCAACACCAAAATCAGGATCATCTTCTGCTAAAGTAATAGGTAGAAATGATGCCATTTTAATTACCTCTTATATTAGTACAAACCTCCGTACCATTGCAATAACAACGTTCTTATCGACAAAATCTCCAGGACAAGTTTTGTCTTTAATATCTGAAACTTCATGGTGCATTTTAACCCTATTTACATTCAACTTAAACATCTTAAGTAAAGGGTTTAGAATTCTAAATGCAAGAATTTCATATAGTCTTTTCTCTGGAATTTTAAAATCATACGAACCAAGCATAGCAACATGAATAGCCGACTTATTTATATTCGCATCAATATCATCATACTCACAAAGAGTTACAAATGGACGACAAGTTATAGGAACATAATCTTCTTTTATCCTATCAATGACAAAATGATAATTCACATCTCCATGCTTCTGTTCTAAAACTTGATTATATATTGCCTTCATTTGATACTTCGCATTATCAACTTTAGCCTCAACCGCACCTGGATACTCATCAATCGTATGATGCAGAATGATCCATTTGACTTTTGTACGTCTTATGGTCAATCTAGATGGTCGAAGGGGTATTCTCATTATGTATCTCTTTCTCCTTCTGGAGTTGCCTCAGTAGCATCCTCTGCTACGTCGGCCGTACCTGCTGGACCGGCTACTCCAGTCTGATCATTTATCAATGTCGCATCTGAGTTAATATTACCCGCAGCTAAATCATTAATATCTTGAAACGACTGTCTATTCAAATTACCACTAGCTCTAATATTAAAATCATCTATTGACTCTTGGTTAATATCTGCATCAGATAGCAAATTCATATCATCAGCAGACTCTTGGTTAAGTTTGCCTCCACTCTTTATATTCATATCTTCACCAGATTGTTTATTGAATTTCTTGCCTGCTTTAATATGAATATCTTCAGTTGCAGTTAGATAAAAGGACTTATCAGTCTTTATTTCAATATCACTTGCAAAGTAAGCCTGCAACTTTTGTTCATCTATATCTATATGAAAAAAGTCACCCTTATAAGTTCTTATGAGAATCTTTTCTTTAGTAACTCTTTCATCAAAGAGAATAGTCGTCTGGTTACCATCAATCGCGAAGACCGAATTGACGTCGCCAGAAGGGGGCGTTGTAATTTGTCGCTTCTTCCCAGTAATCTCAACCCTAGCGTCGAACGGATCGTCTGAGATGACAATACAACGTCCTTCATGTGACTTGAAGATGACCCACTTGTGCTCATATTCAGATCCCTCTTCTTCTGAAGATTCAGCTTGACATTCGGCCAAAACCTTAGCACTTTCAATATCTAGAGCAGCAAAATAGTATGGTCTATTTATATTTCCAGCCTCAAAGAACACCCAAACCCAAGAACCCTTTTTAGGTATATAACAAGTTCCTGTGTAGTAATTTTCTGGATCATCCCTTTCATTTCGCCCACCAACTGGATTGTTTGCTGGGCGTGCCCATAGTCCAGTATCTTCTTGTAATAGAGGCATTAAATCAGGAATCCAAAGTAGAACTCTCCCAAACTTCTCAGCATCTTTATTGTCTACAACTTTCGCTCTATACATTCCGAGCATTGGGGTCGCTACTTCAGCCAACTTTTATCTCCTTCTAAAATCTATTCTTGCAATCTCTACAATATTGTTAAACGCAGTACTATTATATGTATGGATGAAAGTAGGGACAATGGTCGAACCAGTTAACGTACTAACTGTAAGTATAGAAACACATCTAGACAAATCCTCAATTGCCGGAATAAAATTTATTGTCAAATGCCTTAGAAGTTTAGCTGTAAAAATATGCTGATTTATACCAGGCATTACCCTGAGATCAGACAGAGATTTAATAAAACTCAAAATGTTAGAAAAATCATACTTATTCAAATCATCAATCATATCTACTGGATTAAAAGTTGCAATAGTTGATGACTTCTTATATACATCTTTCTTGCTCTTCATACCAAAGAAGGAAGATAAAATATAACAACTCAACAAGAACTTCAACTTCGGAATTTCAGTCGCATAGGTTCCAACTAATCCATACTCTTTTCCAAACAGCCTAACAAATACTGCAAGGAAATAATTTATAAAGTTGGCTGCTTGATTTTCTCTAACTTTTACCTTTTTAGTTACCAAATCTTCAAACAGCATTGCATAGACAGTAGATGCATAAATATTTCTAGGATCAACTCTAGACATATCATCCGTTCCAAACGCCCGGAGATTGATTATTTTTCCTCTAGTCTTTTTATTATAAGAAGCAGGAAGATTATACTCAGTAAAACTTACGACATGAAATTTCTTCAATTTGGCAGGATCTGTAATAGCCTCAAAAACCTTATCTTTTGTAAAGTGATTGATTCTTCTTTCAATAAGTTTCAGTGTAGCAGCTAAGGTTTTCGGACCACCTTCAACAGAGTTTGTTTTTATAACAGATGCTGACAAATTCAAAACATTTGGTACGTCCTTTAAAAGAGTAAATTTATCTTTAACAACTTGCATATTTACCTTCCGGCCCTAGCACGATACATTGATAAATTTTTATTTAACTTCGTCAACTTATCTTCCTGGCGAGCAATCTTTTTTCTCATCAAATCTCGACACTTCACTGGATCATTCGCTTGACTACATTTAGCTGTATTTTTTCTCATGTCGCTGATCAAGCGTCTCATACCAGTTATTTTTATTGAAGTGTTACAAATGGAACCATCCAATCCCTCCAGTCCCTCACAAGCTCTCTGAGCAACAGAGAGGTAATCTTGATATAATTTTCTAGATGCTGCACTTAACATCGCCGCAGTATATGAACTAGCTTTCTCAGATAAACCCTTTTGTAAATAAATCAAATAACCCTCAAGTAACTTATTCATATCTCACATCCTTACCAATTTGCAGTTGGTAAATCTGTAACTAGCTCTCTAGGAAATTTATCCTTGAGAATCTCTGTTATTGATTGAAATGAGGGAACGACTACTTCACTCAAATCAAAATACTCGATAGCAAACACTCCATTTACATACATCAATACTGGAGCGAGAACAACTGTACCATATTCATCAAACGACATATAGTCTGGTCTCATCTTATATTTAGGTTCAAATTCTTTCTGCTCAGAATTCCTTAAAAGATAATAAAGGTGTTTTTCTAAAGTCCACAAACTAGGAGAAGTAAAGGTATAGAGATTATTCTCAGTTACATACCTTGCAGCAAAGTGATCAAGGTCAATAGGTAACCTTATATTTTCTCTCGCCTCAGTAGTTATTAACTCTGCCATTATTGACTAACCTCTCCAAGTCCAGGATAATCCTCCCTAGACCATTGACAGTTTGAAACATTAATTCCAAGAAGATAGTTGATTCTTTCCACATCATCTTCGTCTAAGTATTCACTATAGTTATTAATAAACCAGTTATAATCGCCCCTAATTATGTCCATTGGAATACCTAGATATCCATTATGAAACTTCTCGTGCATGCTCTTAAGCAGAACTGCATAACCAACTCTATTCGCATAATGAATTTCAATTGTCTTAAGGGCAATATCAAATGTTGAAAATTCCCGTTCTTTTTCAATCTCTTTATTAATCAACGCTTTTACCAATATAAATAAAGAAGGAACATGATGGTGAACATCAATGGTGACTTCATCCATCCTCTCCTGAGTTAGCATACAACAATTTACTTGAAGAATATCTTTAATATATGAACTCCAGAGTCTATACTCAATACTACGACGAACTAGTGCTTCCACATTACTAATAAACTTTTTATATTCAGCTCCAGTTTCAAAACTTCTAATTCTCAAAGAGAGCCGAAATGGGTAGTTGTCGCTATATAACTCTAACCCTTCAACGTTTGATCGGACTTCTGAATTATCTTCCATTTTAATATCCTCTTAAACTATTTCTTCAGAAGGTTCTCTGGCATGAATCATAATGGCCAACAATATACCTAAAATCATAGCACTCATAATCGGACCCATAGTCAATGTTCCAAGAACTACACCACCTGCAAACAAAGCGGTAATAATAGGTGCTATAATCTTCTCAGTCTGTATTTGTCTTTGAACATCAGGTGATCTCATTCTAGCAACAAGCATTTTTAAATTATCTTTAGTTGCAGTCATATAATCATCTGAGGTTGAAGATTTAACTGCAACAAGAGCA